AATATAATTTATATGTGAATGTTAAAAATTCAATTTTATTTTTCTAATATAATAATTTATTTGACAAAAAATACTCTTTAAATACAATTAAAAACTATTTTAAGTGATAGCACTTAGCTCTTAAACTTTTTTTAAAAATTTCCGGTAAATGCATAATATTATTAACACCATACAAAGTATGAATGGTCTTTTTAATTTGTTCTTGTATTTCTTTTTTATTAAAAGGATTTGTACACTGTAGACACTTCCCACTAAATTTTATACTAGTTATATTAGAATCATTAGTGTAACAGTTATTTTTACATTCTGAACATAGGTAACATACACGTCTTTTATTTTTCGATATTAATTTACAATTTTTATTTATCAAAATATTATCTATATTATTAATTCTGTTTATTAAAGAACTTTCTTCACTACATGTAGAACACGGGTCTAACTTTTGATTTATTCTAGCATTAAAACAGTTTTTAGTTAAATTATTTATCAAATGTCCATATGAACATACGTAAGGAATTACATTAACTGTTATATTTTCCGGAAAAGTATTTTCATTATATATAAGCGTGCAATTGTTTTCCTTATAATATTGTTGTAATTTACAAATATTACATCTTGAACCATTTTTCCAATTACATATATTTGTGTTAAATTTATGATTATTTGGGCAGGTTAAATTAAATCTAACGCATGTATCGCTTAATCTAGTATTTCTTTCATTCAATAAACTATTATATTTATAATTTTCAAATTTAAACCATTCTATAATTAATTCAACAGTAAGTTCTTTTAATTTATAATAATATCTACATTTGTAATATTTACAAAAATCTTCTTTATTATATAGACATAACCATGTATTTTCTTGAACAAAACCACAATCGCATTTAAATTTTAAAAGAGCCTTTACACCTGGATCATCTGATATATTTATAGTTTCACAATTCCTTTCTTCCATAATAATTTTCATATCATCTTTATCAAGTCTTTTTTGCGCTTGAAAATACTTACATCCAGAATTACGGCAAAATTTTTGCTTTCTTAAACTCTCGTACGATACAGAACATTTTGTTCCACAATCACAACTTCCAATATGTTTTTTTGTTTTTACTGTAACATTTTTATTGTAAATAGTATTTAATTTAAAATTGCATTTTTCAGCAACTAAAGTTGGATTTCTATTGACCATATTAATATTATTATTTTTTAATAATAATATTCAATTTTAATACTTAGTAATTAAAATGGGCTATATTTAGTAGACTATTATTTTGTTTCGTTATCATTCTTGAATTCCCAGTGAAACTCAGCTTTTGAATTTTTTTTACCTTGTGCTATAGTTCTTATCCTATGTTCAGGTTCTCCAGTTTCTCTTGACGCTTCTGCTATAGATTTAAATTTTTTTACAAAATTACCTTCTAATGTATATTGAATAACATTTCTAAATTTGTTATTCGTATTTTCAGAATTTGAAACCCACTCTAGATTATCAGAGTTGTTATTTAGATTATTCCCATCTTTATGTTTTACTTGTAAGGGGTCATAATCTGATAATTTACCTTTACCTTTTATAGGATTAAAAGCATAACAGATAACTCTGTCAATTTTGTAATTTTGTTCTAATACAGTAATAGTTAAATATTCTTCTTTTTTATTAAAAGATAAAAATCTGTTACCATTCCATATTTCACCATTTTTATATAGTATATGTTTTGGTAATTCAGGAATAATTTTATTATCAATATCTTTAAATCTATTCTGGGTCCAATTAATTTTTTCTGAAAAATCTTCACTTTGACGTGATTTTTTACCATTTGCACGTCCTATATCAGCAATAGTAACTATTTTCAAATTATTTACATTGTTATTAGAAGAATCTTCATCTATATGCGAAACTACATATTTTGTTTCTATTAACTTTTCATAATTTTCTATTTGAAATGCTTCAGCAACTAATCTGGAAGCATTTTGATTCTTTCCTCCTATATGATATCTAAATTTTGAAGGACATAAAGTTAATTTTTTTCCTAATGAATTTTTAGCATTTCCAAAATTTGAAATCCATCCACCTATAACAGGCTTCCAAATTTCTCCCGAAATAGTGTCTGTATTAATTTCTTTTTCAATTGGTTTTTCTTTTAATTTTTTTTCTTTACATGTTCTACATTCTTGTCCGCGCATAAAATCTTTGTAAAAACGTTCTTTTTCAATTTTGCATGCACATATATATTTAAGTTTTTCAGTTTTTTTCTTAAAATAAATAAGTTTGCATCCTTTTTCTTCGAAAACTTTATAAATATCGGAGAATTTCTCCTTAAGTTCTTGTTCGGTTTGCATATGTGACATTTTATTAATCTTTTATTAATAAAATTCAATTTTTTAAATAAGGATTCCGAAAAACCAGTATAATCGTGAAAACCGAAAACTCTTATAATACCGGGAAACCTAAAGCTCCACCAGAGATTCTGATGATATTGTTGTTAACTGCGGTAACAATAAATTGGAAGGTTTGACCTGAATTGTAGGCGGTGTAAGAACCAGAGTTGTTAGCAATGGCATCTGCGGAAGCTTCGGGAACAATTGACACATTGGTAAGTTTTCCGTAGTTAGTGCTCCCTAGAGGATCCAAGCAGATAAAGTCTAGTGAATATGAGTATGAGTGATATCCAGTAGTTGAAGGAATCTTTGGGGCATTGTACCAAGGGTTAACAAGGGAAAAGTAATCAGATCCCATTTGTTGAAGACGGTTGGTATTTTCATAGATAAGAGAAGTTTGAAGAATAGGATCGGTAGAACCAGGAGTAGGATTGAATGAGATAATACCAGAAGATACAGTAGGAGAAGTTGTGGTATAGTTAGACCATTCAGCAGAGCAACTGGTATTACGAACAGCGAAGAACAAGACTTTGATGGCATGTGAAAATCTGATATCAAAAGATTGTTGTTGGTTGGTAGAAGGTGTAAATGACTGAATTGGTGCTGTTTGAACCTGTTCTATCAAAATATCCCTTGGTGCACAAGCCATTCTTTTACGTTCATCGTTGGAAACAATGGCGTAGTTGGACCAAACTTGACATTGTCCGATAATTGGAACTCCACCTTGTAAAAGAGCAGAGTTATTTACAGGAGTGTTTACAGTGTTAGGAGCATTTCCAAGACTTTGAATCAATAATTGAGACCAGTCGCGGAACTTGAAGTTAATTCTCATATCATTGTAAGGAAGAGCAGCAGTTGGAAGTGCAACACCACTATCACGTGCATAGAAGAATGGAAGAGGTAAGTTTAAAGTAGCGCTTCCTAAAGCGCTTCCAACACTAGCGGGTTCAATCAATTCCTTGATATTACCGATCATATTGTCATATCCATTTTGTTTAGCAGCAGGTACAGTGAAAGCAGCCCAGAAGTCAAGGTGATAACTATCGAATCTAGCAGCAACAAGATCGTTGAAAGTGATAGCGCATTCTTGAACGATGTTGTGCATAAGGTTTCTAGTCCAACGAATAGAAGCTCCTGTTGGAGCTCCAGAAGTAACTAGGGCAACAGAAGGAACTTGAAGACGAAGCCAAGATTGAAGTAAATAATCACCAGCACGTGAAATACTTGCTGCAAATTCCTGTCCAAAAGCTGGCTGGCCAGAGGCCCTAGAAAGTACGACTGGTACTTGCGTAAACCATGTGGATTTACGTGTTTCACGCACAAAGTATGCGGTGGCATCGGGACCACCATACATATACTTTTCAATTTCATCGAAAGTAGCTAAATCGATAAACCCGGAGGTAACATTTGATGTACATATAGAAGACATTTTTTATTAAAAACAAGAAAATAAAAAAATTATAAAATTTATTTAAATAATGTATTAAAGAAAAATTATTTTATATTTTCTTAAATCATTATATATTATTTGATTCTATTTTCATTTAAATATTGTATAAAAAGTATTTTAATACTTGTTTATACACACAACAGCCATTATTGTCATATTATATCAATGATTTATAAAACATTTTTACGAATCCACTTGAGTAAACCAAGTTCCCGTAAAAGACTTTCGTAAATCAATTTAAATATTTGATTTTATAATATTAAAATGACAACCTCAACTACATTTCAGAAAATAAATGATTTATTTCAATGCAAATTAACGCTTTCAGATGGTAAAGAATTTACCATACCACTAAGAGCTATGTGCTATCACTTAAAATAGTCTTTAAATATTAAAATTGATATTTAAAGACATGATTTATATAATTAAATAGTATTTATGAATGAAATTAAATATATTAAACCAAAAGAAGCTT